CTGTCCCGTACCCGATTCACCATCACAAGATACCGTCTTACCCGCCGTTATTCGACACCATCCGTTGACCTCTTGCCTGACATTCCTCGTCAATATAATGATCTGCCCATCGTTCCTGATAATCCATATCCTGTTATTAGGCGACTGTTGGGAGTCTATCTCAAAAGCTCCGGGGTTAGAATCACTACCACGAGGGAACGGTGATACCCCCTGACGAACCCCTAAGATATGATCGGCAAGCATAGTCGTATCAATAGCGTCGTTCTGGTCAATGTCAAAGAAATACCCCGACTCTAAGAACCTCTGTAAATCATTCTGCACATAATACACATAGTTAAACATCCTCTTACCCTGAATATCTGCTGTACCAAACAAATTCTCTCTCTGTGCTGATATGTTCGTCGGTGTGATAGGTTGAGACTGTATACCACCGTTAATATTAAATAGACCGCCTGTTGTTCCAGCCTGTAGTGATCGAGGGCTTGATGAAAACCATCTTATCTCAACAACTGTATCAGCGTTCAACTCTACATTAATCGCATGGTCATCATCCGCTCCACTCTCAAAGTTCTCATAAGCAAACGGTACTGATCCCCATACGCCGCCACGCTGATGATCTGTAGCTCCAAAGTAAAGCCTACCCTCATGGAAAGTAACAACTTTAGGATACCCACGCTCCGCACTCCAAGACCCCTCATACCAGTCATCTGAAGCTGCTGGCCCTGTGTTTAAATCTCCTGCCGTACCATCCGGCTCGGCTTGTACCGTGGCAGTCACTGACGTTGTGCTTGAGAAAGCTGTAATCTTAACAACACCATCTTTAATCTTCCATAAGGAATTAACGTGGTTAGCTGTGAATATAGCGGAGGAAGCAGTTAAAGTAATCCCTGCCCCGGTATCTGCTGAAGGTGTTATTGTTGTTGCTGTGATATTAACGTCAAGGAAAGGACCTCGTACAAAAGCAACCTCTTCAATTTGAAATGATGTAGCTGAAAGCCTTGTGAGTTTCTGAACAGGATAAGTACCCGTTGCGATATACATTGTATCAGCGTTCTGGGCGTACTTAATCTTTGATAAGTTAGCAGTAGTAAATACCGTCGTTAGCTCAACAGGTGACGCTCCATCTAACAGCTGACCATCATCCGTATAAAACCTAAAGTAAAGGTTGCCCGCCTCAATAGCATACGTCTGGTCTATGTTATACTGAAACTTTAGCAATCTCGCCCGTACTGTGCTATCTTTAACCTCAGATACATAAGTCGTACCCGGTCTGAACATAGCACCGCCAAGCTGTTTGAGTAAGAAGTTCTCGACTGTCTTAGCGGCATTAGAGTATTTAGCAAGGTCGAAACGGCCCAGGGCGTTGGGGCTGAACTCTCCCGCTGTGAAGTTGTTCTGTATTGTATTTGGCTTGAGGCCCATCTGAATCTCCTAAAAGTTTATCGTCGTTCCCGACTCAGCTATTATTATCCAACCTGCTACATCCCCGATATAAATAAGTGTAGCAAAATCATCCGGCCCGTAAAACACAAGACTATTAAAACCTGTCTTTGTCGTCGGAGTTAAAGTGTATGTACTCGTTCCATCACCCTCTGTTGTAAATATCGTTATCATCTGCCCCATCTCTCCATCAGCAAGAGTTCCTGTATCAAACCCAGGGTTACTTGACGAGGCAATCGCTTTCTTAACAAACACATAACTTAATGGAACAGCCGTATCTGAGGTCGTCATACTTGTTCCACTTGTTCCAACAAACCCCGTTCTTATCAAATAATATCCACCCTCATCAGATAAGAAACCATCAGATACCCGTATATCAACACACCTTTTACTCTCAACATCCTTAGATACATCTGCTATTGATAAGCAGTAATCTCTTGTTCCCGTATTAGAGTTATACCTGTGTCCGGCATAGACGGGGGAGCATAGGAATAATAGAATAAGTATTATACGAAATGCCATGTCTCTCCCGTAGTTGGAACTCTCCCCCCACCCTCTAACATAGAATCCAACCACTCATCCTGCATAGGTGCGTCAGGCGTACCTCTTTGTGAATCCACTGATATAGCCGACGGCAACACCTCTTCCTCATACAATGTCCTTAACTCCTTAGCCTTGCTAACTGAATTTACTATCCCAAAGGCTATCTCCGACGCTAACCTTAACGATAACGCTTGAACAAACTTCTGTGAATACTGCGATACGGAAGTGTTCCTATATGTATAAGTAACACTCAAATCCTCAACATCAGCAATAATCTTATCTAACTCAATCTCAATAATCGCATACTCTGAACTCTTACGGATCATCTTAATCATATCCGTCGGTCTATCATAAACAACCGCAGAGCGTGTGCTTAGTACAGGGATGTCTCAAATGTATCTGCTGTCTTATTAGCAACAATAAAGAACGTATCATTAAGTGAAGTCATCCCGACAACGTCTGTGATCTTAACCCAATCATCATTTGAGAAACCATGAGCAACTGAGGTAATAACTACCGGGTCTGCCGCTGTTGCCCCTGTAATAACTTTTACAGGATATTGAATGTCATCAATAGTCAGTGATACATCATCAGCACAAGTAACCGTCAAGGCTAACCTTTTCTGCGCAAATGTCCAGGGATGCTCTGACAATACCTCGTCGAGAATATTGTCATAAACAGTATTTATAATAGTAGCCTCTGAACTACCTGATTGAGTAAGCGATGTTATTGTTCCACCACCTATCTTGGCTAATGCTAAATTTGCTATCTCTACGCTTGTACTTGCCACCGCACACCTCCTGTATCAATAATTTTTTGGCAGTAAGCCAAGAAGAATATAATAATTAAAACACATCCCAGTACACGAGTAGGAAAGTGGAAACACATATTCAATGAAATCATAGTGAGCCCTGCAAGGCATCGGAAAGCGTTTTTTCTAAAAGAGGCCCTTCGAGTCAATCTTGCAAGGCTTACCATTAAATAAACAAAATATCCTGATATAAACATAGTGATAGGAATGCCAAACTCAAACAATAGTTGTAACCAACAGTTATGTGCTGTTTTCCAGGGCACTCCTGATATACCGCCAAGAGCCGGGAAGATACTCTTATACATACCAGCACCCCATCCCATTAAAGGTCTTTGAATAGCAAGATGAACTGTACTTTTCCATACAGTTAGCCTACCTCCACCAGCATACGTATTAGCGTTAAGCTTTCCACTCAACACCATCCATAAAGAAAAGATAATAAGTAAAGCTACCGGGATAAGAAAGTATCTCTTCTGTATCTTCTTATAAAAGAAAGCAATAATACCCGACGATGCACATAAGAACCCTCCGGCTGAGTTACAGAACACCGAAGTAATAAAAGGAAAAGATAAGTTAAACACATTAAACGGCATAAGAGCCGCCGCTAATACCACACTCAAGCTGGCACTCTGCATATGCTGACCTACTATACCAAAACAGAAATCAATAGGAGCAACCGATCTACCAAAGTTAAGCAACCTGTCAAGTCCAGCTATCTGCATAACAAACATAAAAGACGTGAAGATTAACAGGCATTGAAGCACCCTAAATACAATCCCATAGTCTTTGATCGACTTACACAGCATGAAGAAGTAACACATGAACACGATAGATATATATGATGTGAATGATAGATAAGGTGAGGAGCTGAAGAAACAGTTAATAAACCCTGCCACTGCTAAGAACTTAACGATAAGGCTTGTCTTTAGAAACATAGTATAAAACCCTAAGAACCCTGCCATCATAATCCACCAGGGCCAGTAATCACTAGGAGCATTGACTGAGAAGTTAATAGGAGGAACAACGGCAAGAGCCGCAAGTATAAACCCAACAGAATATGATTTGATTTTATCCATAATAAGGTTGCCCCCAAGTTTCCTCAGGGGCTAAGTCCTTACGGTAATGCTACTGTTACTGATGTGTAGTTTATAACGCACCAACCAACTGTGTCGTCAATATAAAGAAACGTTGCCGTATCTCCTACCGCATCAAAAGACGCTGTTGCAAACGTCGTTGATGTTGAAGGGGTAATAACAAACGTCTCTGAACCTTCATCTTCTGTGACATACACAGTCAACATCTGACCAGGTACGCCATCCGCTAATGTTCCAGCCATAAATGCTGAATCAGAAGCAATGTTCTTACGAACAAACCCGTAAGACGTAGGCACAACCAACGTGCTTGAAGCCATACTTGTAGCCCCACCATTACCAATACCAGCAAGAAGAACATTAAACGTCCATGTACTCCCGTCAGTAGTAAGCTGGCCGCCAGTGTTCGAGCCGAACTTAATGTTTGTTGCTGTTCCCTTTAATGTGTTTCCCACCTGAATACCGACAGCGGCAAAAGATGAGGAAGCAAATGCAAAGAGAACAATAACTGCTAATGCTAATTTTCTCATAATTCCTCTCCGTTTATGGAGGGGGCTTTCACCCCCACCGATTTTGCTTAGTCGATTGAATAAACGATTGCTGCTGTTAATTCAGCAGAAGATAACGTAGCTCCACCAGTCGTCAAGACAATCTGTCTATCAGTCGTGGTTGGAGTTGTGTCGTCGGTAACATAATTCTTGCCACCAAACACATACGTTCCTGCTGTCTGTAATGAAGTAGAAGCCGCCGCATAGCGGTCATCATCTTCTGCATCTCCAATATCAAACGTCGCAGTCGTCTGATTAGCAGATACACAAAGAAGAATCGCTACTACATTAGCACCTTTAGGCATAATTCCACCTAAAGTAAGCGTGCTTCCTGATACTTCCGTTCCAGCGATTGTATAGTCGTCAAGCATAACTTTCAGACGACCATCAATCAAGCCACTAAGAACTTTATTAGAAAGTCCTCCGGCGGCAACTGCTGTTGCTACTGTTCCAATTACGTCACTCATAATACTCCTCCTATTTATTTAATATTAATTACGATTCAGAACAGGCAACTTCAACTATTCTAGCTTCCTCTAACCTTACAGCACCTAAGCAAAGTTTAAGGTAAACCTGCCATGCGTAGTTCTTATCTGGTCTTTCATCAACCCGACCTGTCGCTTCTTTAGAGATAGCTAACTGAATAGCTTTCTTCTGCCACAAGTAACAAAGACGATCGCTAGAACCATCGGTTAATAGTCTTTCTGTTGCTAACCATTTGAACCCGATCCAAGAATCAACTTCACCTTGAACAAGGGCTTTAGTGTTTAGCAAATCTTCCATCTGTGCGGCTGTATGACTTGCATAACGCTCGTCCTTCTCAACTTCACCAGCGTCAAGCAGTTTCTTTGCACGAAGAATCTTCGCTTTGGTCATTCCTGTATCAGAACCACCGCCACCATAGTTCCACCCATAGCAGAGATAATAATATCGTCTACTTTACGAGCAGCAGCAGCCTGTTTGGCTTGCATATAAGAGGATTTAGGATCGACCAGCATTTGTTTCGCATCCGTAGGATCTTCAAGAGTGTTGCCAACGAAGAAACGAGGAGTAACCATACGTCGTCTGTGGTCTGGTAACTGGATTGGTGTATCAGCATAACGGCTCATAATCTCAACAAGATCATCAGTCGCATACTGTTCGTAGAATTTCTTTTCTGACTTAAAATCAGTGTCAACCATAACACCAACACGAAGTCGTGTATTCATTTGCTGTGCTAACAGCGTGATTGTGTCCTTATACTGACGGACAAAAGCTGTTGATGGATTTCCCATTTCATGCTCCTTTTTTTAGTTATCTGAATTTCTTCCTAGTCAAAGGCCTTACGGTTCTCTTTGGCTCATCTTTAACGAGTGTCTTAGTTGCATATTCCCAAGCTACTTCTGCTTTTCTTATTACTGTGTCTTGTTCAATGCCTGCCTTTGAAGCTGTAGCAACAAAGGGTTCTAAGCATTTCAATCTCAACTGTATGATCTCTTTATCAGTCATCAAACGTCACCCCCAGGATAAGCAATCTTATAAAGCCTATTCCTTTCGGAAACCGCTTGATCGTGTTTCAAATCACTCTCATCCCATAAGGCTTTATGCCAGGGGCTATCTTTATCGGTGTTCATAGCGTTAATCTTAGTAGAAGCGTCTTGCTGTGACTCATTCCCACCTACCTGCTGACCGACTGGCTTAAGGTTTCCTATCTGATCTTCACTCAACAGCCCGGCAATCTTGCCTAGAGTCTTTAACACAACAGGATTATTACCTATCCCGTCAACTCCACCCATAGCGTCAATCGCCTCTTGCCCTCCTGCATTGAGTACCATACTTGCGACCATCTGTTTGTTAGCGTCAAACTTCTCACCCCATTCTGCCCGGAGTGTAGTCTCTGCTTTCTGCATAGCATCTGTTTCAGCTACCGCCGACTGTTTAGCTTGTTCCGATACAGCGTTAAGATACCAAGAGTTTAAGTCATTAGCCTGTTGGTTAGTGAATCCCATCTTATGTGCCGCCGCTTGAAACTCTGCTGAACTCTCAGGCGTAATAGAGATAGACTCATGTAACCCTTCAATCGTATCAATCTTATATCCTTCAGGTGCTTCAGGTCTACCTAAAGCATTAAGGTACGTTTCCTTTTCCTCTGGTGTAGAGTTCTCACCGGGGGGAATAATACCTTTCTTACCGATCATCTCAACTTGACTCTTGTACCCTTTATAGAAATCTTCTGATGTTTTGTACTTGGTGATGTTCGTATCTTTACCTGCTTCTTCACCTAAGTTGTCGTACCACTTACCTTCTTCGCCGCCAGTACCCTCGCCTTGTCCTTCACCCTCGCCAGCACCTTTTCCTGATCCTTCGCCCTCATCTGATCCTCTATTACTCCTCAACACTTCCATGATGGGCCTGATGTGTCGCAATCTGCGGATCAGGGTATCCATTGAATTAAACATTTTCACTCTCCTGTGGTTTCAAATTAATCTGAGTCATAATATGTAAAACAACAGTCCTCATTCCCTCACTCAAATATGTTTCGTAAGGGGTCTGACCTGCTGTGGAAGTTTTCATATAGCATCTATTCCTCAAATCCTCTAACACTAACTTAGCCTCAGCCGTATCAAACACAGTCTTATATAACTGTGCAACCTCAACCGCATCCATTTCTTCTATCTTCTTTATCATGCCGCCCTCAATTCTACCAGTTTAGCCCCACACTTAGAACACTCAGCCTCATACTGTCCTGTTGCTTCATTAAGAAGCAAAGAGTTATCCTCTCTACACTCAGCGCACTTCTTTGTTATCTCATACAATTGTCGTCGAGGTTTCTTCTTAAAGTGTTTACGGACTAACTCAACCTCATCGGGGCGTACGGGAATGCGCATCTTATCGTCCTTAGCGTCATCCAAGACCTCGTAACATACCAAAGCGCCTTGCAGCTTGATAATATCAATCACCCTGTACTCTTTGCCTATCTCAACTTCCTCATTGACATTACCATCTAAATCCTTTTCAAGCCGGACGCACTTTATGATATCCTCACGTTCGATATCTGAACAGTCCGAAACAACAGGCTCAGGCTTAACAATTTCCTCTATAATCTCAACACTAGCAGGAAGCTGTGTTAGATTAGCAACATCACAATACAACTCTTGTATCGTCTTAGTTGCCTCATAAGGAATCCTTGTCTTACCGTCAATCACTAACACCACAAGCGTAGGCTTACCCCCATTAAGAACACCGTTATCGTCCGTCAACTCTATCTTCATATATAATCCTCTGGGTTATCACGCTTATGCTCATCTAAAGTAACTTGACCTTTAGTGAAATCCTCTGGAGTAAAAGCCTCTTGTAGCTTATGAAACTTCTTATAATTTATGTTATGCCGCCTGAACAACTCTTTCCTTGCCTCAAACTCACCATTATTGTCTTGCTGTAACAACCCACCTATTATCTCTAACCCCATCTGTCTCTCTTCATCAACAGCACCGAGCATACCAACAGCAGCCGTCTCTTTCTTATCCTTTAAATACTTTGCCCAACTAATGACAGACTTGTGTAACTGTCGCTCTTCTGTAAACGTCAAGTGTTTCTTATCATAAATACTCTTGAGCGCCAGTCTTAACAACACAGGCATCTCAAGTAACTCATCTGTATTCATTATAATAAGTGTCATTCACCCTCCGACATTGCTTGAGCTTGTGCACCATCTTTAGCCATACTAGCCGCACCTTGTCCCATCTGTAACTGCTGAACCATAGCGTCCTGTTCTGCTCTATGCTGTCTCATCCTAGCTACCTCTTCTTCGCCCCTCATCAACTCAGGTGTAATCCCACGCATACGAGCCAACACATCAACCGTCTTATCCTCATCAATCTTATCTAATGCCGACGGTAAGATAGAAGCAATAGCCTGAACATCAGCTAAATAACTCTGTATCTCTGCAACCTCAGTAGACTTCTGCGCCTTAGCAAGTGGTGATAAGTAGACCATAGTGAAGTCCTGATCCATCAACGCCTCTGGTGGTGGCGGCAATCTATCGTTTCTCATCTGAATATTAAACAGACGCTCGATCATCTTATCTAATATGCCATGAGTAACCCTGCCAACAACCGGGCCTAGTAGCGTCATGTTATCAGCTACACGCCTTTGAATCTCCGGGATTGTCATCTGTTTGGTTATCTC